GTTTGATTAAAATTACTCTGTGGAATAATAACTCTTACTCCTAATGGTTTTGTATTATTCTGTGGTTCAAAAAAGAAATAATTATCATCCTCATTATCAAATTTTCTTAACGTATTTAAAAATCTTTGATTTGATGTCATGAAACAATTTGTTATTCCTAAGAAACCTAGAAATATTAATAACCTATTCATACATATAATTTTTAATATATGTCTAAATAACTTTAAAATACAATTTCACTATTTACAAATAATTCATTCACAAAATCTAAATATTTTTCCACTTTTATTATTTCTAAATCTTTAAAATACATATCATCATCTATTTTTTTTAAAATAAGTTTTAAATCATCATCATTATCTTGTGGAATAAATACTTTTTTAACACCAGCTCTTTTGGCACCATTTAATTTAGATTCTAATCCTCCAATTTTGTGTATTTTACCATTAAGATCAATTTCACCAGTCATAGCGATAGTATTATTAACTTTTATATTACATAATCTTGAAATAATTGCAGTTGTTATAGCTGCACCTGCTGAAGGACCATCTTTTGGTGTTGCATTATCTGGACAATGTATGTGTAAACCAAATGATCCAATATCTTTTAACTCAAAATTAATCTCTTTTTTTATTTCATTAGGTATTAAATTCCAAGCTACTGTTTTTGCACATCTCATAGATTCTTTCATTACATCACCTTGACTACCAGTAAGTTCTAAACTTAAATTATTATTAGATGGAGTTTTCATAACTTCTATAATTGTAATTCCACCTGTACCTAATGATGTTGCATATAATCCATTTACTACACCAATACAAGGTTTATTTAATATTTTCTTTAAATGAATTTTATGAGTATCAGAAAAATGTTTTTTCACATAATTAATATCAATTACAAAAGGTAATGTAATATTGTTAAATAATAATTTATTTAAATTAATTTCTCTAAATAATTCAAAAAGTTTTTCTTTTAATTTTCTAACACCAGCTTCATGTGTATATGTTTCTATTAAATAATCAATTGCATCATCATTAAATATAAAATCTTGTTTTAAATATCCTATCATATCTAAAATTTCTGGTAATAAAAACTCTTTCGTTATATGAATTTTCTCCTTCTTACTTATTGATTTAACATTTACCTCTACAATTCTATCCCTTAAAATAGGATCTATTAAACTACTGTCATTATATGAAAAAACTATAATACACTTTGATAAATCTAATTTGATTCCTGAAAAATATTTATCCGTAAATTCCTCATTTTGTGATGGATCTGTTAAATGAGTTAATATACCCACTATCTCTTTACCATGCTCCGTACAACTTACTTTATCTAACTCATCTATATATATTATTGGATTCATACACTTAGTATCTATTAAGATTTCTACTATACGACCCCACGTTGAACCTAAATATGTATAATTATGTCCATCCAAATATGAACCATTCCTTGCACCACCTAATGCTATAAATGCAAATGGCCTTGATTCATCATTTTCATCAACTAAACACCTCGCTAACCCTTTCTTACATAACGTTGTCTTACCCACTCCTGGTGGACCCTGAAATCCAAATACACAACCATCCATTTTACCATTAATCCATTGACCTATTAATCTTTCAATATGTCTCTTAGCATCTTTTTGACCATAAATACACTCATCTAAAGTACTTCTTACTTTTGACATATATTCTGTCCTTTTCTCTTTGTAATCATTCCATTCATTTACTATTGATTTAAATTTTTCATAAATAATAGTTTTATCATCATAATCTAAAGGTATAATATCAGTAGATTTCTTATCATTATAAATAATAAGTTGATTATCATCAATATTATAAGTTTCAATAATATCAATTAATTTTTGTATAATATTTTCTGTAAGTGAAGTGTTATTTTCATATGTATCAACAATATTTTTAAAATCATAATTATTTTTAAAAGAATCTAATAATTCAATTAATTTTAATCTAATATCTGATAAATAGTATAATATCTTTTCTTTTCTGTAATTATTAAAAGGTATTTTTAATAATCCATCTAAATAATTAACTGCTTTAACATTATCTTTACTACTTTTAATTTCTTTTAATTTATCTAAAGCTTTAGACTTAACTAATTTATCAACTTTCATTTGTATTATTCTATCTTCGTAAGATATTTCATCTTCAGTTATTTCTAATAATTCTTTTTTCAAAATATTAATTTTTTTATTTTCAATTTTAAAAATTTTTTGTATTGACCAATGAAAGCTTTTATATATATCGCTAGCAAAATATTGAGGTTTCAAAGTATCTGATTTACTTAAAATCATATCATATAATAAATTAGCTAAATGTTTTGATTCGTTCGTATTATTTATTATTAATAATATTAATATTTTTCTTTGATCATTTACATTACTTAACAAAAACTCTTTTACTATTGATGATAATAATTTCTTTTCAAATTTATTAATATAATCATAATCTATTAAAACTATATTTACTAAATCATCTACCTTTAAAATTAATAATTCTTTTAAACTTATTTGTTCCATATACATATTTATAAAGTTTTCATTATCTAGTTTTTTATATAAATTATTTTTTATAATATCTATTTTTTCTTTTAGAAAATCTTTTTTCTTAAATAAATTTAATGAATCTTTTTTTGTATAACCATCTATTATTAATATACTCTTATTTAATAAAATTTCTACTCTTATAGCATTTATTTTATCATTTAAATTATTTGATAAATCTACTAATCTTAAATTCTTACTTTTTTTATTACTTTGTTTTAAATCAAATTTAAGTGGAATTATGACTTCATTTAGAAATTTAATAAGCTCATCATCTAAAATATATTTTTCATCAAAAAAATGAATTATATCAAAAATTGTAGAAACCCCACAATCCATCATCAATTTTTTTATATTATCTCTTAATACATATAACTTTATCTGATAATCTAAATTGAAATTTTTAATACTCAATTTTTCAGGTAATTCATTCAATTTTACTAAATAATTATCTATTAATTCAAAATTTTTATTATAAAAATCTAAATCTATTAGATTCATACTAAAATTTATTTCAATATTATCTATTATTTTTATTATTATATTTTGTAAATCTATATATTCTAAATTATATCTATTTATTATACTTTTCTTAATTAAAAAATTGTTTTGTAAAATAATTATAGATTTAATAAATTTATCACTCATTATTAATTGATTATATATTTTTTTTATTATATTTATATATGTATAATTTTATTTTTACAGCAGATGGTAAATTTATAAAAAATAATATTATTGAATCTTTTACTAATAATTTTTCTATCTCTAATGATCAAATATGTATTGATGATACATGTCTTACTAAAAGCGAAATTACACTTATTAAAAAACAAGTATCCGAAAACGATCTTGATAAAATTATTAATGAAAAAGATATACTCACAAATGAAGATGTTATCTTATATATTAAAGATATACTTGAACAAATTAAAAATTCTAGTGATGATCAATACAAATATACATTGTTCAATAAATACTTAAGCTACGGAATCTTTGATGATAGAACTAACACTACATTTAAATTTGATAAATATTATATTAAACTAGATTTTAATAAATTTTATGATGAAATTGGAACAAGAAATGTTTTTACTGGTACTTTTAAAGAAGATGAAGTATTAGATATATTAACTAATAATAGAGTTGATGACAAAAATGATCCAAGAAAGAAATATGTTATAGTTGATAAAAATATAATTGGTGTCAATAATAATAATTATTATCTTGTTTACGAAGGAGAAATTACTTATTTTTTATTATTAGTTAAATTAAAAACTGAAGAAGAAAATAGATGGAGATTATTAATAACTAGTGATAATTTAGTAAATGAGATTAGTATAGAAATTGATGATAATTTTACAGTAATGTTTAAAAATAATTTTGATAATTTATTAATTTTTAATACGAAAAATGAATTACTAATTGATGATTTTAAAAGTTTATTAAATAATTATAGGATTGTTTCAATATATAATGGAAAATATGATTTTAACTTATATAAAACAAATTTACTTTTAAATTATTATGATGGAATTATTGATTTACAAAATTATGATGAAAATTATTTTAATGAAAATATAGAAAATCCAAATACTTTTCAAAAAAATACATTTTCTTCAGATAAGATAATTGACTTAAAATTAAGAATGGACTTAGAAGATATAAAACTTATTTATTATAAATTACATAATGAATTATTTATTTATTTAATAAGTGTATTAGAAAAAAATAGTGCTGATTATTCTTGGAAAATTTTAATATTAGAAAATAGTATTTAGAGATAAGTTAGTTTTAAACTTTATGTGCGGTATTTTTGCTTATTTAATAAGAAATCAAAAGATTTTTAATTATAATTTAATATATAGTAATTTTATGAATTTGAGTAATAGAGGTCCTGATACATTTTCATTTGTATATAGTAAAAAATATTTTTTAGGATTTCATAGATTATCAATAATGGATTTATCAAATAGTGGTAATCAACCATTTATATATTTTAAAGATAACTATAAATATACTTGTATATGTAATGGTGAAATATATAATTATACTCAATTAAAAAATTCATTAAATTTTAATTTTAACTCCAATTCAGATTGTGAAATTTTAATACCATTATACTTACTTTATGGAGAAAATATGGTAAATCATCTTGATGGAGTTTATAGTTTTATAATTATAAAAGAAAAAGATGATGATGTAGAATATTTTATAGTTAGAGATAGAATTGGTATTAGACCACTATACATAGGATATGATTATAAAAATAATATAATTATATCAAGTGAAATTAAAGGTTTCAAAGATTTAGTATACAATAATTTTAGTTCATTTGAACCAGGACATTATATTAAAATAAAGTCTGATTTAAATAATTATGAATTAGTTAAATATAAATATTATGAATTGAAATTTAATATTTTAGAAAACGATGAATTATATTTTTGTAATCTAATTAATAATGTTTTAACTGAATGTGTAAAAAAAAGATTAGTTACTGATAGACCAATATGTGCATTATTATCGGGTGGATTAGATAGTAGTTTAGTTTGTTCAATTACTAGTAAATTATTAAATAGTACTAATTTTAAATTAAATACATATAGTATTGGTATGGAAAATAGTCCTGATAATCATTACGCAAAATTAGTTTCTGACTATATTGGTTCTAATCATACATTTGTTAATATAACCAAGGAAGATGCTATTAATTGTATTAGAGATGTTATTTATACTATTGAATCATATGATGTTACTACAGTTAGAGCATCAGTTGGTCAATACTTAATTTCAAAATATATTTCAAAAAATAGTAATTTTAAAGTAGTATTATCAGGAGATGGGAGTGATGAAGTTACAGGTGGATATTTAGAGAATTATTTTTCTCCTAATTTAACTGAATTTCAAAATAATACTTTAAAAAGAATAAATAATATTCATTATTTTGATGTATTAAGAGCAGATAAAGCAACATCTGGTAATGGATTAGAACTTAGAGTTCCTTTTTTAGATATTAGTTTCATTAATTTATATTTATCAATACCTCCTAAATATAAAAAACCTATTTTAGGAGAAAAGTGTGAAAAATATTTATTAAGAAAATCTTTTACAAATAATTATTTACCAGAAGAAGTATTATGGAGACAAAAAGAAGCATTCTCTGATGGAATAAGTAATAAAGAAGATTCCTGGCATAATGTATTAAAAAAATTATGTAATGAACTAGTAACTGATGAAGAATATTCAAATAATAACTTTAATTTAAATAAACCTAGAACAAAAGAGGCATTTTATTATAGAAAAATATTTGATGAATTTTATGATAAACACAGATTTGATAATACAATTCCAGAATTTTGGATGCCTTCTTGGTCAGAATCTGATGATCCATCAGCCAGAGATTTATCTATTTATAATTTATAAATTTTTAATTTTAATAAATTGTTGTTCATTAGGTTGTATGAATGGTGTATTTTTATGATTAACGATATAAACAAAATCGTTACCTAATTTATTAATTAGGTTATTAAATTTCATTTCAAAATTATTTCTTACGGGAGTATTAGAAATATTATAATCATTTTTATGACATTTTTTATAAATATCATTTTTATAAAAAAAAGTTATTGTTTTAAATTTTATATCACTAGGAAGATTATTTTGATATATATAATTTTTAGAACATTTAAAATTATAATTATAATAATAGATATAATAAGTGTTAAGAATACTTAAAATTAGTAAAATTGATAAAATAATTGTTATCATATAAATTAGTTTAGAAATAAAAAATAAAATTAATATCTTATTTATATATATTATGACGACGTCTATTTTTGACTATTTTGAACAATATAAAAAAATTTATGATAATAAGAATACATTTTCATTTACTAAAGGAAAATTACTTGATAATTTAGATTCTGAAATTAGTTCTATTAAATCTAATAATTATAAATTAATTAAAGATTTAAATAAATTATCTTTAAAAAAAAATACTAAACAAAGTAATGATGAAAAATTAGTTTTTGATGGTGATTATTTTAAATTAACTGTTTATCAATATAATAAAAATGAAAATGATCTAGGAAATCATATCAATTTAAATATGATTAACAAACACTATCTATTCTATAATAATAATGGTTTTAATTCTGGAATTGTTGGTACTATATTAAATTTAGATGCATCTCAAAATCAATTAGAAGATTTTATAAATGAACATAATATTAAAAACTTCTTCCAATCAAATAAAATTTACTCTTTCCAATTTACAGAAAAATTCCATCCTATTATTAAAATTGATGATTTAAATGAAAAAGAAAAAATTAACGTTTTTTTACAATTACTATATAATATTGATAAATTATACTCTATTTATGATGACCTAATATTAAACTTTGACTCTCTCGACCAAATACAAGTTTATAAATTAGATCAAGAAATTACTTATATTTATAATAATAATAAAAAATACAAATCAAAATATATTTTAAAATTATTAGATCTTAGTACATCTGAAATTGATAAAAAAAAACTTAGAAATGAAAAAGTTTCTATTAAAAGAAATGAAGATATAAAAAACTTAGTTAAGTTATTTAATATTCCTGAAGTACTTGATGTTCCTGAATATAAAAAATCATCTAATATAAAAGATATTCTTAATTATTATTTGAAAGAAACTAATGAAATTTCTGATATTTCTGATTCTGATAAATCACTCTTTAGAAATATCTCTAATGAAAAAAATTTAATTAAAAAAGAAAATAAATTTGGAAAATACTTAAACGAAGTTACAGGAAAGAGATTCATAGGAGGTGCTAAAAAAAAAACTAAAAAATCTAGTAAATCAAAAAAATCTAAAAAAAAGACTAAAAAAAAAACTAGAAGATCTAAAAAATTAGACGATTCAATTAGTATAAATTCATATAAAGAAGTTTCCTTAGAAAAAACAAAAAATATTTTAGATGATGATTTCTCCTTAGAAGACTCATCTGAATTAATGAAAAATAATTTTTCTGATAAAAAACAAGATGAATTTTTAAATGATGATTTCTCTTTAGAAGATTCATCTGAAATGAAATTTTCTAAAAAATCATCCAAATCAAATAAAAAAATAGAATCAGAAGATTCTATTGATATAACTGACGACGATGATGACTTAAAATTTAATGATGATGAAGATAGTGTTTTATTAAAAGATGATAAACAATTAGATATTAGTGATGAAACAGATAATAATATTATGGATGATATGTCTTCTGAATTAGATGTTATACAACCAAGTAAAAATAATTTCCATGATAAAAATCAAGGAAATGCTATTTCTAAATTATTTAACACAAATCCTAATACATTAGTTCATCCAAGTTCTGTACATCAACAAGCATTAAATAATGAATATGCTGATTCTGAAATGTCTCAAATGTATAGTCAAAATAGTATGGTACAACAACAAAATTTAATGAATCCTAATATGATGCAACAATCTAATATGGTTGATCCTAGATTAATGCAAAATAGTATGCAATACCCTACAAACCAAGTAGATCCTAATTTAATGCAAAATCCTAATATGATTGATCCTAATTTAATGCAAAATAGTATGCAATACCCTAATATGATTAATCCTAATTTAATGCAAAATAATATGCAATATCCAAATATGGTTGATCCTAGTTTAATGCAAAATAATATGCAATATCCAAATATGGTTGATCCTAGTTTAATGCAAAATAATATGCAATATCCTAATATGGTTAATCCAAACTTAATGCAAAATATGCAATATCCTACAAATCAAATCGATGCACAATACTCAAATGAAAATGATGATATTTTAAGTCCAACTATGTTAAAAAATCAAATGGGAAATAATAATTTTAATATTCCTCCTCAACATGCATTCGTAAATCAATATCTAAATCAAGCTAACCATTTTAATGCTCCTATGAATGGTTTAGTAGGAGGAGCTAAAAAAAAAAAACACAAACACAAAAAAATGAAAGAGGTAAAAGATTAAAAAGAGTAATTCCACAATATAAAAATGTACAAAAAGGAGGAGATAGAGTAATCCCCAATTATGAAGAAATAAAAAATGATCCATTCGATAATAATGTTAAATTAGATAAAGTAATTAGTGTACAAAATAATAAATCAAATAAAATTTCATTAAATGGATCATTGACTATACCAAATCAACAAAACCTATTTCCAAATTTTGTAAGTAGCCCTTATTCTTACCCACTAATTCATAGAAATTTCCCCTATACACCAAATATTCCTATGTATATACCAAATAATAATAATATTATTAATAATTATCAAATTACTACACCTAAAGTTTCTGATGATCATACTTTCTTTGAAATGACTTTACCTACTAGTCCTGAAGGAAAGATTTATAAATCTAGTAATAATTTAAAAGAACGTATAATAATATATAATTATATTAGAAATAGTTTAGTAAAAGTATCAGATGGGGAGTATATTAATATAGATGATGATTATACAGGTGAAATCAAAAATTTAATGAGTTATATTAAAGTGTTAAATTTAAATCCTTATGATGCAAATTTAAATCCATATAAAAATTTACCAAATAATTTTATGATTTATAATTCAGGATTTCCAATTTTTAAAAAGGATTCAAACATCGAGTTAAATAAAAATAATGTTGGATTAAATTTAAGAATTTACAATATAAATAATATTGATGTTGGACCTATTATTTCATTTAATTATCAAAAAAACAATAATAGTTTTTTAACAAATAAAGTAAATAATGAAATATATTTTTATAATTTTGTTAAATATGAAATATTATTGAAGAATATTTGTCCTCATTTCCCATTATTACATTCATATTTTATTTCATCTGGAAGAAATAAAAGCTTCAAAAAATATTTCAAAACTAATTTTGATAAATTAATATCATTAAAAAGAGACAAATTTTTTAAAGAAAATAATATTAATAATAATAGTATTTTTGATCAAAATACAAAAATTGAAACAGAAACTTTAATTAAATCTGCAAATCAACATTTTGAATTAATAAATGAACCAATTATTGATTATAATTTTTATCCAATTTATACAAATAAATCACAAGTATATTTTAAATTAATTATTAAAGAAAATTTAGATATTAAAAATGATTTATTAATTGCTCTAACTGAAGCACCTAATCTTAACATTAAAGATTGGTATACTAATTCATACAAAAACAAAGATATACAAAATAGAGTTAAATCTATGGTACATAATGGATATCATATTAATGAAGTATGGGAATCAATTTTATTTCAATTATATTACACAATAGTAATTATGATTATAAAAGGAATTAAAATTGATAAGCTTAGTCTTGATAATATCTTTATTAAAAAAATATCAGATAATCAAAAAATTTGTGGTTATTGGATTTATGATATTAATGGTATGAAATTTTATATTAAAAATTATGG